GCTATAACTTGGCTTGCGAAATTGCGCCTGAGTTTGGTGTTGAACCTTCCCCGCAGGTCCAGCGTATCGCCATGACCTCCAAGCGTGACCTGAAGCGCATCAACAACCCTGACGACATCATGGCGCTGCCATATAGCATCGTTGGCACCCGCCAGCGGTACAACATCTTTGCCGGCAATTATTGAGGTGACATCATGACCACCGTAGCTATCTCCCAGCTTCCTCAAGCCACCTCTACATCCGGTACGGATGATTATCCTTTGGTGCAAGGGGGAATTACTAAGCGAATTACTTTCACTAACTTATTTGCTAACGCAACCGGTATCCCGATTATTGCGGGCACCACAGGCACCCTTTCGGTTGCGCGCGGCGGCACCGGTGCTACGGCGGCCACGGGAACCGGCAATGTTGTTCTTGCTACTAGTCCTACGTTGACGACTCCCACTATCGGCGTTGCAACCGCTACATCGGTTAATAACGTGGCGTTTACTGCGCCGGCGTCACTTGCTACGCTTGTACTTGGGTCGGCCAAAACTTTTACGGTTAACCATTCTTTGACTTTGGCCGGCACCGACGCCACAACCATGACGTTTCCGTCAACAAGCGCGACTATTGCGCGCACAGACGCGGCGCAGACGTTTACAGGCACACAAACCTTTAGCGGCCCTATCGTCGGCGGCGCGCAAGCTTTGTCTGGCGCTGGCGCGGTCAACATAACGCAATTGACCACCAAATTTACTTCTACTGCCACGGGCAACGCTTTGACGTTGGCGGACGGCGTGGAAGGCCAGATTAAGGTAATTGTGTACGTCGCCGAAGCCGCAGGCGGCGACACTGGCATTTTGACACCTACCAACCTCGGCGCGGGCACGACCATTACGTTTAACACCATCGGCGACGCTTGTATTCTTCAGTTCCTTGGCACTGATTGGTGGGCCGTGTCGCTTCGCGGCGCCGTGCTGGCGTAATTTATGAAAACGCCGATCCTTGGGTCCACCTATGTAGCCCGCAGCGTCAATGCTGCGGATAGCCGCATGGTTAACCTCTTTCCCGAACTTGTACCGGAAGGCGGCAAGGAACCGGCGTTTCTTCAGCGGGCGCCAGGCTTGCGGCTTTTGGCCACGCTAGGCGCCGGACCGGTCCGCGGTCTGTGGCAGTTTGGCGGGTTCGGGTACGCCGTGTCAGGCAACACGCTATATAAAATCACGACCGCGTGGACTGCGACAGTGCTGGGCACGATAGCGGGCACCGGTCCTGTATCCATGTCGGACAACGGTACGCAATTGTTTGTGGCTGCTAATGGGCCAAGCTACATTTACAACGCCAGCACCAATGTGTTCGCGCAAATCGTAGACCCTGATTTCCCCGGCGCGGTCACTGTTGGATATATCGACGGGTATTTTGTTTTTAACGAACCCAACAGCCAAAAGGTGTGGGTGACAAGCCTGCTCGACGGCGCGGCGATTGACCCATTAGACTTCGCCAGCGCCGAAGGATCGCCCGACGGGCTTGTATCTCTTACAGTCAGCAACCGCGAAATTTGGTTATTCGGCACCAACTCTACCGAAGTGTGGTACGACGCCGGCACCGCCGATTTCCCCCTTCAGCGCATCCAAGGCGCGTCAAACGAACTCGGCTGCACGGCGCCATATTCCGTAGCTAAGATGGACAATACCGTGTTTTGGCTGGGCGCCGACGCCCGCGGGCGCGGGATGGTGTACCGGGCAAATGGTTACGTCGGGCAGCGCATTTCGACCCACGCGGTTGAATGGCACATTCAACAGTACGGCAATCTGTCTGACGCTATCGGTTACACATACCAACAAGACGGCCATTCGTTTTATGTGCTGATCTTCCCGCAGGCCAATACGACGTGGGTTTACGACCTCGCCACGCAAGCCTGGCACGAGCGGGCTGGGTGGGACAACGGCGCGTTTACGCGCCACCGCAGCAATTGCCAGATGGCGTTTAATGACGAAATCGTTGTCGGAGATTTCGAGAACGGCAATATCTATGCTTTTGACTTAGACGTATACGCCGACAACGGCGCCATCCAGCGGTGGCTGCGGTCGTGGCGAGCGATACCGTCAGGCCAGAACACGCTTCTCCGCACAACGCACCACAGCTTGCAACTGGACTGCGAAACGGGCGTGGGACTCGCGCAATATCCAGCGTATGACGCGGAAGATTTGATTGCGGAGAACGGCGATCTTTTGATAGCTGAATATGTGCAAAATGACATTACCACCGAAAGCGGCGAAGAGTTGACGACTGAAGCCGGAGACGGGTTTGAATTTATAGCCGACGTGCCCGATTATCCCATTCCGTTTGTGCCGCCAATGTACCTGACCACAACCAGTTACCCAGCGGCCCCCGGCTATAATCCTCAGGTCATGATGCGTTGGTCGGACGACGGCGGCCATACTTGGTCTAATGAACATTGGACCTCTATTGGCCTTATAGGCAATTACGGCAAACGCGCCTTCTGGCGCCGGCTGGGGATGACGCTTAAAATCCGTGACCGCGTATACGAGGTGTCTGGCACCGACGCGGTAAAAATTGCCATTATGGGCGCTGAACTGCGCGCCAGCCCGACCAATGCCTAGCCCGCCTAACATCACCAACATCCCGGCGCCGCGCGTCCCGTTTATCGACGACCGCACCGGGTTGTTGTCGCGGGAGTGGTATAGGTTTTTCTATAACCTGTTCAATCTGACCGGCGGCGGCGGCAACTGGGCCTCGCTGCAAGACCTTCAGGTTGGCCCGCCGGGCGCCGACGAGGCGGCGCTTCAGGCGGCGCTCCAAGCCTACATGGACGTAACGCCTCCTGTACAAGCAGTTCCCCCCACGTTTGACGCAACGGCGCAACTTGCGCCGCCCCCGCCGCAAGCAGTCCCCGCCCCGTTTGACACGCTGGACCCGCCAGCGTTTCAAGACGTGCCAGGCCGGTTTATACTTCCCTCCGGCGTAACCCCCGGCGCGTCGCCGTACACGTACCAGAACACGTCCGGGCGCCCTGGCGACATGATTGTTTCAGGTGGCGCGGTGTCGGCCATAGCTTTTTCACGCGACAACGCAACTTTTTATAGTGTAGGGGTTGTTTCCGGCGTATTTTCTTTATCGGCGTATGACTTTTTGCGGGTGACGTACACCGTAGCCCCTACAATGACCTTTATCCCCAGGTAGATGCAAGTGACGCGTACCCTCTTGCAACAAAGGATGTTCGACAATGGCCGTAACCGTAACCGTCCTGATCCCGGCGAAGACCGCCGAAGCCGCGCAGACGACGCAGTACACCTCGACCGGCGTGACAACCATCATCGACAAGTTCACGGCGACCAATTACAGCGCCGCAGCCGCGACGATTAGCGTCAATCTGGTCACAGTTGGCGGGTCTGCCGGCAACGACAACCTGATTGTCAAGACCAAGACGTTGCAGGCCGGCGAGACATACACCTTCCCTGAGATTGTGGGCCAGGTGCTATCCCCTAGCGGGTTTATCTCCACGATTGCCGGCACCGCGTCGGCGATCAACATTCGCGCCAGCGGGCGCCAGGTGACGCAGTGACCTCAGACGTAATCACGGCGCAGGTTGAGCCTTGGAGCGAGTTTCTTGTTGACGCGGTAGAACTCTTCCCCGCGCACTGGCAAGAACTGGCGCTGAACAAAGACAAGGTGCCGCTGTCCATGCGGTACGACGTGTACGCGGCCAGCGAGGCCGCCGGCGAACTCCTTGTCGTGACGCTGCGGCAAGACGCGCGGCTGGTCGGGTATTTCGTCGGGTTTGTCCTTCCCGGCCTGCATTACAGCACCTGCCTGACCCTTCAGATGGACATCTTCTGGACCCACCCTGACATCCGCGGGCGCATGGAAGGCGTAAAGCTTTTTCGGACGGTAGAAGCTGAGGCCAAGCGCCGAGGCGTCCAGCGCATGTTTTTTGGGTCTAAATTGCATAAAGACGCTTCCCGGCTGTTTGAGTATTTGAAAATGCAGCCTGTTGAAGTGTATTACACCAAGTGGATTGGAGACTGACGCCATGGTCGCATCAGCAGCTATTATAGGCGGCGCCGCCTTAGTCGGCACAGCCGGGTCCATGTACGCATCTAACAGAGCGGCAACAGCGCAGAGGAACGCCGCGCGTGACGCTGCGGCGGCGCAAGAACAAGCGTATGCCCGGCAAGAAGAATTACAGGAGCCGTTTCGTCAAGCCGGGATGGCCGCGCAAAACAGGTACATGACGCTGTTAGGGCTACAACTGCCCGAGGGCGCCGAAAATGTGCCGGGGCTAAAAATAGATACTTCGTCGCCTGATTACGGCAAATACGCCCGCGATTTTAGCATGGCCGATTATCAAGCCGACCCCGGTTACGGGTTCCGCATGAGCGAGGGCATGAAAGCCATTGAACGGTCGGCGGCGGCACGTGGCGGTCTGCTGTCGGGCGCCACGCTGAAAGGCATTCAACGGTTTGGCCAAGATACGGCGTCAAACGAATATCTGAACGCCTTTAACCGTTACCAGACCAATCGCGCAAACCAACTCAACCCGTTGCAAAGCCTATACGGTGGCGGCCAAACTAGCGTTAATGTGTTATCCAACGCGGCAGGGCAAACCGGGCAAGGTATGGCTAATGCTGCAATGGCTGGCGGCCAAGCCCGCGCGTCCGGGTACATGAACATGGCCAACGCGCTGAACCAAGGTCTTAGCACCGGCGCCAATCTGTACATGCAGGGGCAGTATCTCGGCGGCGTAAACGAGCTTAACGCAGCTAGAACTGCGTATTATAACCGCCAGGTGTAAGGAGATAGCGCATGTCCGGTTCCTTCCCTCCTTTGCCTGAACTCCGGCCTTTTCAGGCGCCTAATCTTGTAGCAATGTCCAACGCGATGCAGGAGCAATCGCTAAACGCGATGCGCGAACAGCAGTTGATGGGCGCGGAGCGGGAGCGGGGCAATATCCGCCGGCTAATGTCTTCGCCAGACTTTGATATTTCATCTCCTGACGCGCCTAACCGTTTGCTGGCTGTTGCGCCAACAACAGGCGCCGCGGCGTATCAAGCGTTGACTGCGGGCCTGAACCAACGCCGCCAGGCGCAAAACGCAGATGTTCAGCGCGGTATTCAACTAACCCAACAATACCGCGACGAAATGCCGGGGCTTACCCCTGACACTTACGCTGATTTTCTTGCCCGTGTGCAACGGGACGTACCGGGCTGGTCACGGCAATTACCGCCGACTTTTGACCGGGCGCGCCTAGACGTGCTTATGCAAAAAGCCGATCAATCGCTTGCGGAATGGGAACAAATTGAGATAGAAGGCACGCCGTTCTTAATGAACCGACGCTTAGGGCAAATCGTACCTTTTACTGAAGGCCCGGCGCGTAACGCTGCCCCTGCGGCTCCCGGCGCGGCACCAATGGCCACGCCTATGTCGGCCCCGGCGGCGCCAGGCGCAGCCGCTGGCGACATGATCCCGCTGTCTGCGCCCGCGACAGGCGCCGCCCCCGTCCCCACGTCGCGGTCCACGGACATCTCTACCATTCTGCCCGCCATAGACCGCGGCGAAGGCCGCGGGGCTAACCCGGCGTCGTCGGCGCGGGGGCAATTCCAGTTTATCGGCCCCACGTTTATCGACGAGTTTAAGCGCAATTTCCCTGACATCGCGCGCGGGTTGAGCAATTCTCAAATCCTGTCCTACCGCAATTCCACGTTGCCGGACGGCCGCCCCATCGAAGAATTTTTGGGTGAGGCGCACACCAACCGCAACGCGGCCACGCTATCCCGCGCAGGGTTCGAGCCTAACGGCGCCAATCTCTATCTGGCGCATTTCGCTGGCATTGGTGGCGCGCGGTCGCTGCTGTCTGCCAATCCTAACGCGCCTGTAGAAAGCGTGTTGTCTAAAGACGCAATCGACGCCAATCCGTTTTTGAAGGGCAAAACCGTCGGTCAAATTCTTCAGTGGGCGGGCGACACGGTAGACTACGGCCCCGGCGCTGCCCGGCGCCGTCTGCTTGCCATGGGTGCGCCGGACAACCGCGTAGAGCCTGGCGCGGCGCTTACGTCGCCGGTGCTTCAAACGCCGTTGACCAACGCCATGACGGCGACGCCGGTGTCCAACGCGTTTGTCAAGCCGTCCACGGGCGGCGGCATGAAGGCTGACGCTTTCCTCGACGACGCGACCTTGGCCAGTAGCCCCTTAATTACGCCGGCGTCGGACGTGCGCCCGACGGCGCCTAGTCTGCCGCGAAACATTGCCGAAGCCCGCGAAATGCGGCTCCAACGCGAAGAAGAACAAGCCCGGGCGCGGCAGCGCGGACAAGAAACGGCCAAGTCGGAAAAAGAACGCGAAGACAACGTACGCAACATCGACAGCGCGTTGGATATTATTAACAACGTCACAAAACTTGACCCTAGGTCTGGCGTAAGCACTTTGGGCCGCGCCACGGGAAGCGGTGTGGGCGCGCTTCGGGATTGGGTCGCGTCGTGGGGCGGTTGGGATACGCCCGGTTCCGAAGCGGCGGCTAAGTTAGAAACGGCGCAAGCGCGGCTTGTAGCGCTGTTGCCCCGTATGCGCGGCGACTTGAACAAGTCAGAATTTGACTCTCTGCAAGCGCAGGCCGCCAAGTTAGGCGACCGCAGCCTTACAAATAGGTCTCGCGCTGCCGCGCTTGTAGAATTAACGCAAGACTTAGCGCGTATTCGTGAGCGGCTGTCTGGCCAACGTGGTTCAGCAGGCGGCGGCGCCCCGGCAGCGCCGGCGCCCGGTACTGTTCAAGACGGTTACCGCTTTAAAGGCGGCGACCCCAGCAATTCACAGAACTGGGAGCGCGAGTAATGGCTGGGCCTTGGGAACGTTACGCTGCGCCGCCGGCGGCTGAAGCTGCACCTGAAGGGCCTTGGTCGCGGTACGCGGCGCCGGCCCGCCCTGCGCCCTCCACGCCTAGCGACGCTATTCCCGGTCCACGCCAATACGCGGCGGGCGAAGTGCCGGGCGCTGCGGTTAGCAACCTTCCGCGCAGCGCCGGGCAATTCTATGGTGGTCTTGTTGAAGCTGTCACCAGCCCGATTGAAACCGCAAAAAGTCTGGCTCAACTAGGACTTGGCGCCATGCGTAGGGCCAACCCTTTGCTGGCTCGCGCAGGCGACGCGCTGTACAAGCCGGAGTTTGCCGCGCAATCCGACGCAGCGTTTAAGGCAGTTCTTGATCAATATGCTAAACGGTATGGGTCTATGGACGCCGCGCTGCGGACAATTGCCGAAGACCCCGTAGGATTTGCCGCTGACGCGTCCATGGTATTTGGCGGCGGGGCTGCTGCTGCGCGAGGCGCGGGCATGACCCGCACAGCGCGAGTGTTGCAAGGCGCGGAAACGGCCACCAACCCTCTGACACCTGTTATCGCGCCCATTCAAGCGTTGGGCCGCGGCGCGGGCGCTGGCGCGGCGCGTGTGTACCAATCAACCGATCCTGAATCGGCCTTTTACCGTTCCATTTCAGAGGGCCGCGAACCGCAGCTTATCGCTGAAATGCGCGGCCAAGGCTTAGGCGCGGTCGTGCCCGGCGTGCCTGGCGTTGAATTGACCCCGGCGCAGCGGGCCGCGCAAGTTGGGGCGTCACGTTTTGCGGCTACCGCTGACATAGCGACCGAAAAACGGTTTCCTTCTAGTGTGGCCGAGATTGAAGCGGCGCAAAACGCGGCGCGTATGTCGTACATGCGTCAGTTGAGCGAAGCGCCGCCTGACGTGCTGCGCGGGCGCCCCGGCGCTGTTGAAATGGCCAGCGAGGCGCGCGCTAGGCAAACCGGCCCGATGTTTGAGCG